GGTTTTTTCAGTAAGTTATTTGGTAAGTAAAAAAATGTAGGTACATGTCTATTTTAACTTGTGGATAACTTAAATTATATGATATGATAAATTTAATAGAAAATTTTACATAATGAAAAAGGAAGCCCCGTAAATATATATCGACCTAATAACTTTGGCGAGTTATCGATAAATATTTCAAGACTTCCACCCTTAGAAAAGCTATAAAGGTTTATCCTTTATTATATACTTTTTTATGTTTCCTAAACCTTTTTTAATAAAGGAACGGAAACAACTTGTAATTAAAGTATATAAAAATATATCACTTTTAGCAACTATATTCTACAAAAAGAAGAATATTCCATCTAAAAGAAGATATTTAAAACAGTGGGTGAAGCCCTTCCTTTTTCATTATCAAATGAATTAGGAGGGCTATTTTTATGCAAGCATTACAGCAAGCATCACAACTAACAAACTGGTTTGATTTATGGTTTGATGATTATAAAAGAACTGGATATGTAGCCGTAACTGATTTTAAAATGCAACACTTTTACGGTGCAAACGATATTGAAAGATTAATAGGCGCAACAGCAGGAAAAAAGGAACAATACATAAGCATTAACGCCTTTGATGTGGACTGGAAGAACGGCATCTATTCCAGAGAAGCAGAATACTTAAAGCAAATTAGAAATATAGCCATTGACATAGATCAATACAATTTAGGTTTAACGATTGATGAAACAATAGATGAAATTCATTCACTTGTTGTAACAAATAGGATTCCAGAGCCTAACCTTGTTTTAACAAGTCGAGGGGTTCAGTTATTCTATTCAATTGATCGTGGAGCAAGCCCTAAAATGGCATGGCTTGTTAGTTACATAACAGAACAATTAATAAGCAAATTGCGACACGTAGGCGCAGACAGTAACGCAAAAGATATGAGCCGAGTTATGAGAGTGCCAAACAGCATAAACGAGCGCAATAATGCACTGGTTACGCCAACTATATGGAATGATACAAAATACAGTTTACAAGAATTGCAAAGCTATTGCAGACCATTAGAAGAATACGAAACACGAAAGCGCAAGCAAGGTAACATAATTTATCTACCTACCAATGAAAAATTGCAACAAATCTATAAAACTAACTATGCCAGATTAAGAGATTTTAACAGATTGATTGAATCACGACAAGGCGACTTTACAGGCATGAGAAACGTTTTTCTTTACATGTATAGCTATCATCAAGCATTAGTGTTAAACACTCAAAAAGACGTTATAGCGAGCGTTAGAAACACATTCCAGAATGTTTACAGCAAAACGGACAAGCCTATGAGTAACCGAGAGTTTGAAACGACTGTTAAAAGCGCATATAAAGACGCTAGAGAGTTTTTTAATCACTTTAAAGATAATGGCTACAATGTTATTTATAAAACGAATGACGGCATTAAAAAACCATATAAGACAAGTAATGTAATTAAGAAGTTAAACATTACAGAAGATGAACAGCGTTTAATGGGTTCAATCCGTAACAGTAGCATAGCCAGAGAGCAAGACAGAGAGCGCAAACGTATTGAAAGACGTTCTCAAGGCGTTCAACCTATGAATGAATACCAATATGAACGTAAACAGCAGAAACAATCCAAAGTAGACGAATTAAAACAATTAATGAATAATAAGCCGAACGCTACACAAAAGGAATTAGCCGACATTTTAGGCGTCACCACTAGAACAATTAGGCGTTATTTAAAGGCTATTTAATAAAAGCGGACATGATGTGTCCGTATAAACATTAATTATATGTATTAGCTTTTAGGAACTTAGATAATTAGGAATGTGTAAAGGGATAATAAAACACGTAATAGATAAGAGAGGGGTAACAAGCTATGGGAAAGATCATTAAGCTAGAAAGCCGTAAACATATATATGATATAGATAATTGCGCAGGTTGTGGTAATGCTATCACTGGAGAATATAAAGAGATTGGTTTACCTAGTCCAGATAATAAAGAAGTACGTCACATTGCTTTATGTAATAAGTGTAGCAAGGTAGCAAAGAAAGAGGGCGTTTTATAGGTGACCACAAAAGTGTGGACAGGGGAAAAGTTACCAGTCCTAAAAAGAATAAATATACATTCCCCAGAATTGGGGAGCATCTAAAAACCTTGTTAAATCAACAATGTATAAATGATGAATAAACGTAACTGAAAGTAAAAGGGGCAAAGTGCTATATTATTAACACTTACAGAGATTTAGCTAGTTTACAATTAATATATTATCGGAAGTAAAAAAGAATAAATATACAAACAGTAATTAAAATAAAAGAAGTTATCCACAAGTCCTTTGATATATTGTTGAAGTTACTTTCATAATATGTTAAAATGATTTATAGGAGGTGAGAAAATGAATGTAAATGAAGTAGCCAAGTTGTTAGGGGTTCATACTAATACGATTTATAACTACATCAATACAGGAAAGATAAAAGCAGTAAAAAAAGGTGGTTCATGGGAAATATCAGAAGATGAATTTCTGAAAATCAAACGTATGCAGACTAGGACACCCAGAATGATAATAGACAGTTTAACGCTTGTATTGGATTTGATTGAGGGTGAAATCAAACATGTAGATGTAATGCTAGATAGTTGGAAGGGTTCAAAGACATTAGAGTATATTAAAAGGCGTGACGAATTAGAAAGTACACAAAAGCAATTAGAAAGGTTACGTTCTGATTATCAATTGATGGTGCGGACTATGTTACTTGAAATGGATGAACATATAGATCCTACATTAAACACAAATGATATTTTTAAGTTCCGTCATATTGAAAAAGGTGATAAAGAATGAAATTTAACTTTAATAACTTAATTACTTTTGTGAAGGATATGCCAGACCCTAATAGTCCGTATCCGGGTGATCGTATAGAAGTTGAAATAACAAAAGCGTGGGCAGATATAAGAACAATGCAAGGCAGAGAGTACACTCAAAGTGTTCTTGCTAACACAGTAGAAACATCACGTTTTATTATTCGATATATACCAGACATTGATACATCTATGCAGGTAAAGTTTAAAGGTCAAAAGTATAAAATTGTTAGCTTAGTAAATGACAATGAGCAAAACAGAACACTTACTATTCATGGTGAGTTATTGACGGGATGGGATTCGTAATGAAAGTTACTAATAACGGTGAAGGGTTGAAACTTGAATTAGATTATACGGAGGCATCTATTTTAACAGAGGCATTAAGAAAAGGTGCGCAAAAGTATGAAAATGAAAACAGCCCAGAATTTGCTAAACAAGTAAATGTACTATTAGATGAACTAATGAACAAGCAAATTGTTGAAACGCCAAAGAGTAAAAAGGTTTGGGATGATGAAAGGTGGTGAGTGAATGAATTGGTTTACAAGGCTTTTTAAAAGAAACTATGACCCGTTTTATGAGCATACTTTCGCCTTTAATTATTCAAATGAACCGATCACGAGCCAGACAGCGTTACAAGTTCCACCTTATGTAAGTGCCATTAATTTACTTACAACATCATTAGCTAAACTAGGGCGACATGTTTACAAAGATGGTGAACGGGTGGACTTGCACCCATTAGAAAAGCTATTAAGTAATCCTAATCCATTTGTAGATGGGTTTACATTCTTTCAGCAGGCAGAAATGCAACGATTAAACGAGGGCAACGCCTATATCCATATCACTAGAAATGATAAGGGCGTTGCAAGTGTATTAATGCTTATTGATTCATCAAATGTAATTCATAAGGTGGAAAATGGGGAGTTCTTTTATCAAGTAAGACAGGGTGAAAGTTATATCAAAGTTGACCCTAAAGACATGATTCATGTTAAAGCCCCGTTTACTGATACAGATATATTTAAAGGTGTAGGCTATCATTCAGTATTAAAAGAGCAATTGGGGTTATGGTTAGCAGCGCAAAAGCATCAAGCGAGGTACTTTGCATTAGGTAGTGATCCAACAAGTTTATTAACAACAGATGAAAAGCTATCAGAAGAAAAAAGGGAAAAGGTGCGTAAAGCATGGGAACGATTAAACAGCAATGAAAATCGTCACAGGGTTGCCGTTCTTGATGCAGGGTTCAAATTTAATAAATTAGGTACATCATTTAATGAATTAGAAATGAATGACATGTTTAATGAATTATCAATCCAAATAGCATCAGCCTTTAATATAAGCCCGTATCTGTTAGGGCGTGAAGGAAGCAAAAACACTTACAGCAACGTAGAGAGCCAGAACATGCAATTCTTACAACATGCTTTAATGCCAGCCATTAAAACATGGGAGAATCAACTGTATAAGCTATTTAATGAAGGTAGTAGCTATTATGTAAGGTTCAACTATGAAAGCCTGTTAAGGGCAGATAGTAAGAGCCGAGCCGAAAGATTGACCCAGTTAGTCAATGCCAACATCATAACGACTAATGAAGCTAGAGAGCATGAAGGATTGAAAGCCCTTTGATTAAAAAGAAATGTAATCACATCACTTGTAATGTAATGATACCAAGAGGACAACAGCCACCATATTGTAAAGAGCATCAGAAGGAACAACAAAAGAAGTTTAATAGAAATTATGATAAGAAAAGAGATCCAAAAATAACAGCGTTCTATAAATCCAGGCAATGGGAACGATTCAGAAGGACAGTTCTTGCCGAATATCATTATTTATGCCAGTACAAGGATTGCAACAATACAGCCAACATAGTACATCACATTGTAGAAGTGAAAGAAGATTGGTCAAAAAGATTTGAGCGTTCAAATTGTATTCCTGTTTGCCATTCATGTCATGAAAAAATACATGGTAATCGTTTTTCCAAGAGGAAGCCTTTGGGGACCGAGGCGGGGAATCAAGCTTGAAAAAATATTCCCTTTTAAATGACTTCATCTAGAAAGGAAGTGATACAGTGGCAAGACATTTACAAAGTGTAAATACCATGACCAAGAACATGACCAAAAAAGAGCGTGACCAACTGGAACAAGGCGAAATGAATATAAAAGATAATTTGAATGAAATAAAGCCCCCATATTGGTTAGAAAACGATTTAAAAGAGCGTTTTAATTGGTATGTAGAGCAAGCCAAAGAATTAAACATATTAACTATACTTGATGCCGATTATCTTGCAAAATTCATCTATTATGAAAATCGTTTTGTTGAATTAGATCAGGAAATTAAAAAAATGGGTTTTATGATTAATGAAAAAATCAATCCATTGTTAGTTGAACAAAGACAGATTCACGATAAGATGGAAAAACTTTCATCAAAGTTAGGGTTCAATCCAACAGATAGATTAAGGTTTGCACAAAAAGAAGTTGAAAAAGTAGATGAATTGGAACTGTTTAGGAATGAAATATGAAAAATTTATTGAACAGGTAAAAAACGACCCTAATAGATGCCCCACAACGAGTTATGCGCTAGAGGTGAAGGGGTTAGGTATCAAAACAGGGAAAGCCGTTCAAAACGCCTGTAAACGTCATTTAAACGACTTAAAGAAATCAGAGGGCAATTTCCCTTATAAATTCAGTCAAAAACATGCCAATCATGTATTTAAATTCTTTGAAACGTTTTGTAAACATTCAAAAGGTGAATGGGCAGGACAGCCAGTTAAACTGGAATTATGGCAGAAGTTTATTCTAGGTTCATTGTTTGGGTGGGTTCATAAAGAAACGGATGAACGTAGGTTTACGTTATCCTATACCCAGATTGCTAGAAAGCAAGGCAAGTCTTTAATGAGTAGTGGCATAGCGTTGTATATGTTCATGATTGATGGCGAACAGGGCGCAGAATGTTATACAGCATCAGTTAAACGAGATACAGCCAAGATAGTATGGACAGATGCCATGAGAATGGTCAAGTCTAGTCCGTTGCTTAGAAAGAATGTGAGAATACAAGAATCATTAAATACTATGCAATATGGTAATAACATTCTAAAGGCATTAAGTGCCGATAGTGGGCAAGATGGATTGAACATTCATTATTTTAGTCTTGATGAATACCACCTAATGAAAGACAACAAAATGTATGATGTTTTAGTCAGTGGTATGGGTGCAAGGCGCAATCCGTTAGGGTTTATCATTACAACAGCAGGTGAAAGCCTAGACGGTACAAGCCCAGCCTACCAAATGTATGAATACGGAAAACAAGTGTTAGATGGTACTTTGACAAACGAAAATATGTTTTTCTATATTGCAGAATTAGACGATCAAGAAGAAATACACGACCCAGATAATTGGATAAAAGCCAACCCTAATATTGGTGTTACGGTTACAAAAGATTCATTACAACAGGCATATAAAAGAGCCGTAGACGGTGGGGAAATGGATAATTTCTTAATAAAGCATATGAATATGTGGATCCAACGCAAAGATGCCTATTTTCCATTAGATAAATGGGATAACAAGCCACTTCCTAACTTGTTGGGAAAAGATTGTTATATAGGTATTGATTTAAGTAGCAAGATTGACCTTACAAGTGTTAGTGCCATTTTTCCATTAGAGAATGGAGAATATGCCGTTTTAAATCATAGCTTTATGCCAGAAGATAGCCTTCATGAGAAAGAACGCATAGACAAAGTGCCTTATAGTGAGTGGGTGAAAGATGGTTATATAACACTTACAGGGGGGGATGTGGTTGATGTAGAGTTTATATTCGAGTATGTGAAAGAGATAGCCGAGAAATACAACATAATTGATATTGGTTGTGACCCATGGAATGCAACTTCATTAATGACAATGCTTGCAAATGAAGGGTTCACGGTTCATGAAGTTAGGCAGGGATATAGGACATTATCCGAGCCGATCAAGTTCACAAAAGAATTAATGATTCAAGGTAAATTCATTCATGGGAATAACCCTGTTTTAAGATGGTGCACAGCGAACGCAGTACCACAGTTTGACGCAAACGAAAACGTTATATTAAATAAAGCAAAGTCAGTCAATCGAATAGATGCCATAGCATCAACAGTTACAGCGATGGTCAGCGCAATGTTACATGACTATGAGGACAGCCTAGAAAAGCACATAGATGAAAATTATTCGATATGGTAGCGCGCGAGATGAGACTCCTAAATGTCCCATTGATGAGACATCTGACGGCAAAGCAATACGCGCACGCGCGCGAGATGAAACTTCTTCGACCCTCAATTTGAGGACGGAAGCAGGATAGCACTACGCGCACGAGATGAAACCCTGACGACCTAGGTTGAATCTAGACCGTTCATCTTAAAGCAATACGATAAAGGAGCATAAAAAATGTTAAACAACATGAGAAGAAAATTAGCAAATGCAATTAATCCAGATAAAACAAGTTATCCGTTTATTCATTTGAATTGGAAAAGTGATGAACAGCAGATAAAAGAAGGGAGAGATCAAGCCTATGAGCATTTCATAAAAGAAAATGGGAGAAACCCATATACAGACGAGGAAGCCATAACGTATTGGGAAAATCATATTGATAATTTAATTGCAGGGGTGAAGTAATGACAATAGAAAAGCGAGTTCTAGCATCAGATATTGAAGTTAGAACAAATGAAGAAAATGAGGGTTTAACAGTTACAGGTTATGCAGTCAGATATAACGAGCCATCACAGCCGTTGGAATATGGTTTTAAAGAGGTTATCAAGCCGAATGCTTTTACAGATTCATTGAAAACTAGAAATATTATAGCGTTATATAACCATGATTCAAATGAGTTACTAGCATCAACAAAAGCAAATACATTAAGGCTTGAAGAGCGTTCAGACGGTATATTCTTTGAAATGGACTTACTGGAGGAACGCAGAGAGCTATTCAATCTTATCAAGCGTGGAGACCTATCAAATATGAGTTTTGGCTTTACGTGTGAGAAAGAAAAATTCACCCGTAACGGTGATACAGACATCAGAGAAGTATTAAAGGGTACATTGTTTGAATGTTCATTAGTGCATACGCCTGCTTATCAAACTACTTCAGTTGTGGCACAGCGTAGCCTTGATAAATATAACGAATTTAGAGGAGAGATGAAAGAAATGGCAGAAGAAAAACAGACAAAAGAACAAAATAAAGGCATTGGAATTGAGATGATGACACGACAAGAACAGATTCACCCTAAAGAAATTAGAATGTACTCAAAAGGTGAAAAGATGGGAACGGAAGAAAACATTCCATCACTAGGAGCATTAATTCGTGCTTATGTAACAGGGCAAGGAACAGAGCAAGAAAAACGCATGATAACCGATTCAACAAATGGCGGTAACTTTCTTGTACCACATAAGGTAATGAGTAATTTTATTGACCTTGCAAGGGATAAATCATTCTTATTCAAAAACGCCACAACTGTAAACATGGGTAATAATCAAAGCGTATCTATTCCAAGAGTGTTAGAAGATCCAACAGCACATTTTAAGAAACAAGGTGAAGATATTCAAGCATCAGACCCAACGTTTGGTGAGTTCAAACTTGATGCAAAATATATGTATGGATTGGTAGAAGTACCATTAGAGCTTGTTAAAACAGGCGTAGGCGTAGAACAAAAGTTAAACCATCTATTAGCTTCAGCATTAAACCAAACATTAGAAGATTCAGCCCTAAATGGTGCAGAAGATGGGTTTAAAGGAATCTTTAATGATTCAGACATTGTGAAAGAAACAATCGAAGGTGTAAACTATGAAGGCATTAAAAAAGGTGTGAAGGCGATTGCTACCAACAATCACCAGGCAAAAGACCTTGTCATGTCAACAAATAATCAACTGGACATTGAGACGGTGACAGACAGTAACGGTCAATTTATCACACCCCCTTCATTCTATACAAATTTAAATAAACATGCTACCAACAGATTAAGTGACGATCAATTATTACTAGGTGACTTATCTAATGTTTATGTAGGTATTTTACAAAATGCCACTATGGATATTTCTACACAATTTGGGTTTGGGCGTGGAACATTAGCTATTCGTATTATGTGGTATGGTGATGTAGCCGTAGCCGAGCCGAAAAGCCTTGCATTGCTCAATGTAGACGAAAGTACAGGCGGGGGAGTAGAAGGGTAATGTTACTAGAAGAGGTTAAAGAATATTTAAGAGTTTATGATAATCATTCAGATGCTTTAATTCAAGCCATGATTGATGGAGCTATTGAGGTTATTGAGGGTGCAACAGGAAATGAGTTCAAAGAAGATAATTTAACCGAATTAGAAAAGTTATGTGTTAAATTACTTGTAAAACATTGGTACGATAATGAAACAGAAGATGTACCCTTTGGCATTCAAACGATCATGACACAATTAGAATATTAAAATATAGGGGGGGTGCAAATTGAGCCCCCCTTTTTCAAAAAACATGTACATTATCACCTTGTAGCGTTATTATAATGACAAGGTGGTGATGATATGAAAGTATACAGCATCAGTGAAGTTGCAGACCATTTTAAGTTAAAAAATGCGACCATTCGTAAGTATTGTATCATGTTCGAGGCGGAAGGATATAACTTCCCTAGAAACAGCAGGAATCACCGTTATTTTAAAGATGCAGACGTTATGATGATACAAAGGTTATTACAGGCAAGAAATAACGGTGTTATGCTTGAGGAAGCCGTTAAGGGCATAGTTAAACAAGGACAAGGTATAACTATGACGAATGAAACATATAGCGCCCAAATGCATGATAAAGACGACATAAAAGAATTAAAAGAAATGGTACATAAACAAAATGACCTAATCGAGGAATTAACCAAGCGACTAGATCACCAACAAGAATATATAGATAAAAGGTTAAATGAACGTGATCATGCTTTAATGCAATCCATAAATGAG